CAAAAGCAACGCGCTCTACTACTTCGATACCTTTTTGGTGAGTACCACCCAAACCAGTCGCACCGAAATACTCTTTGTATTCGTTAACTGTTACATCCTCGCGGATACCCATAACAGTGAATTGTGCGAAGTCGCAATAGATAGCAGATGCTGTATTTGCTGCTGAAGTTGGGAAGAGTGCATCTGGTACGACATGCATCGGACGGCCAGTTGGTGTAAAGTATGAGTTGCCTGCAAGAGCAGTCAAGCCGATTGATGTGATTTCGATAGGTCTTACTTGGTCGAAGATCGGACGGCTTCCGCCTGTTTCTTTCATCAAGAATCCGAATACTGACTGAGGCACTACGAATACACCATTTGCACCAACACCAGAGTTAACACCCAAGCGCAAGTTCCAGAGGTCAGTCCAAGAAATTTCGCCAAATGTATCCTTACCAGAGTTATTAGCACCACCTTGGCGAACTACTGTAGTTGAAGCGGCGTTCAAAATTCCTGTAAAGTTAGGTGCATTACCATCGCCATTGAAAAACTGCTTGTCTTCTGTTTCAGCAAGAGCGCGGCCCAAACCATTTACAACATAATCCAAGAATGCAGGAGTTGCATCTTGCAATTGCTCTTCAGAAATGATAGCACCTGCAACAAGCTTCTTAGCTGTCATTGCTGTAGCTGTAAAGAAGTTTGTCGAGTCAGTTACAGTCAAACCAGAACCTTCAGCAACAACCGCGCCTGTGAACGCGCCGCTTGATACTAAGTTTTCTGTTTTACCGCGCATTGGATAGATCTTTGCGAGTGCTCTTGCATAACCATACTGATCTGCAAAAGACATGATTTCTTCTACCCAAAACTGAGGAACGGCCGCGCCACCTTGTGATGCTGTGCCAGTGTTGAAGTTTGCGCGTGTCAAATACTTCTCATTTGCCTTGCGTGCGATTTCATCTGCTTGGCCTTCATATCCTTTGTGCTTAGCAAGGATATATTCAGCTACAGTGCGAGCTTGGTCACGACGTGCATCGTGATCTGCTTTGATTGATACAAAGCCATTATTATTTGTAGGCTTTTGTGTGCGAAGTTGATCTGCAACTTTGCGGTCAACAACTTCTTTAAGTTGGTCTTTTGTTACGATAATGTTTTCCATTATGCTAATATCCTTAGATTAAATTAAGTAATTCGTCTGTATTGAGTTTCTTAGGCATATTCAACGTAATTGAACGGCCTGCTTCGCCGGCTACTGCAGATTTGATAATCTTGTAACCGTTTTGAATCATATCCATACCTTCACTGATTTGCGCTTGTGTTGAAGCTGCAATTTTCTTACCGACGCGAACTTCAGGTGCTTTGTATCCTTCTTCTACTACCTCAACTGGAGGCTCTGCAGCTTCTGGAGCTGGTGCAACTTCAGGCTCTACAACGGCTGGTGCTTCGCCTTTCAAAACTGCTAGCATTGGAGGAGCGCCTGCAGTAATAAAAGCGTTTACAGATGCTTCGGCTTCTTCAGGTGAAAAGCCGAGATTAATTACCTCATTGACAAACGCTTCTTTGATTGCAGGAAGAAGTTCGTCTTTGATCTTGGCTTCGATCTCTGGGGTTAACATTCTCTTTTCCTTTTTGTATTTATTGATTGAATCTTGGAGTAAAGTCTTCATAGATTTCTTTAGCAAAGCTTGGCGATTTGCAGGGACTGAAACGACGCTAAATTCTACAAGCTCGGACTTTGTGTAAATAGTTACCTTTTGCCCGTCGATTGTTTGCTCTTCGTATTCTTTTGGAATGATACCAACTGATACGGCTTTTACATATCCTGCATTGATAAGCTTGTTAAGCTTCTTGCCTTCTTCAGTGATACATTCAATTTGAATTGTAGCTTCTAAGTTTTCGCCGTTCATTGCAAATCCTAAGCAGCGTCCGATAGGCCACTCATCCGAGTCATGCTGAGCTAAAACTATGGGATTATTTAGATATGCTGTATAGTCTATTCCGCTTGGAACTATGATAGTACCATAGCGATCTACTTCAGGAGTTGATACTACGAAAGTATAGAGATCATTCTCTTTCTCTTCGTATTCCTTTTCCTTTTCATAGCCGTCCCTGACTTGCAGGTTCAGCTCACGTGTTATTAAATTCATATTAAAACCTCTATTTTTTAATTGCTCTACTATGTTCTTTGACCAACTATAACCAGGATCACCACCCCAAAGACCCCAAGCGACTCTACCAGGTGAGGGATATCCATCCTCACCAGGCTCAAAGCCTTCCGCATCTTTTACGCTTTCTTGCCTTGAGAAAAAAGAATACATACGCTTTACAGTATCTTCGCTCAAGTTCTCACCGCGTGCAATTTGGCGCGCTCTGATTTTACCTATGCGAGTACCACCGTCGCGACCCTCTTCTACCCATCTGATAGCTCGCTCGGCTTCTTCTTGCATTCCTTTGTTAGGCTTGTAGCTCATTAGGCTTCCACTGGGAATAATTGGCATCTGCAGTTCACTGCATTTGAAGCGCTAAGACCTGAACCGAGCGGGCGCTTTGCTTTCTCGGTTTTGACTTCTACGATATTGCCTTCTTTATCTCGAACTTCAGTCACTACGGTAAAATATCCATCAGCGCCTTGAGTCGATCCTTCCATGGCAGCATGTGCAGGTCTTACGCGGTTATCGCGTTGAGTTAGCCATACCATTTTGAAGCCTTCGTCTTTGTAGACTGCATATTGCATCCCGCTTGTAACATTCGCGCTTGTTGTATTAGCAATCGCACGGGCTCTGCTTGTTTGCAGTGAGTCAAATTTGGTATTCAGGATCTTAAAAAGCTCTTCTTTATTCTTACCAGCATTTGCAGTTAAAGTAGCTTGAACTTCTTGCTTGATTACTCCGATTGAATCGCGGATTTGAGCGCTTGACTCTTCAACCAAGGCAATAACCTCTGCAGTCGGAGGAACGCTTCCCTCGATCGCAAGAGTTGCATAGAGTTCTTGTGCTACTTGATTTGCAGCCTCTGCTATAATTGCATCGTACTTTGCAAGCTCTTCAGGTGAAACATCTACAGTCGCAAGAGTCAAAACGCCATCATCTGCAAGCTGAAAAACCTGCTCTTTGATTTGAGCTATGATCATCTCGATTACATTTTCAAGACTACCAGCATTCGCCTCTGTTATGCCATCAAAGTTTCTCCAGAACAAGTCCTTTGCATCGGCTGTTACGATAGGGAGCTTGGCATTTGCCCTTGTTAAGAGTTTTCGTGCCACCACGGGCACGGGAGCGGGATTTACGGCGCTTTGAAGCGGGACATAACCATTAGCAATAAGCGGAGTATTACCTTCTGGTATCGGATCGTACCCGCGCTCGCCTCTTGCATCGTTGATTGTCTTGATTCCCCACTTAAGCTCGAACTCTTCTTGCCTCATATCAGCATCGGGATCTGCATAGGTATATGGCTGAGCTTCGATAAGCACATCCTCTTCCCATCTACGGAAGTGGCGAGTAAATTCTTCAGCAATGTAAAGCGCTTCGGGATCGATAGAGTTTTGTCTAAAGATTGCCCATTGGACTTCAGCAGTCGCTTTGTTTTGGAATGATCCATCAAGCATACCGGGAGGAACGCCAAAGACTTGAGAGATTTGCGATCTTACGTCTTTGCTTACAGCGTCGTAACCAACTGCAAGCTCGCCTTTCGGCGGTAACTCTAATTGCATACCACCACCAAGCAAAGCGCGAAGCTTGTAGTCTGGTAGTTCTTCATTCCAAGCGCTTTTAAGCTTTTGCCATTCGTCTTGATCGAATCTTTCAGGGAACTTTGCAATAAGAGGCGGGACTGTATTATTAGCAAACAAGCGAGCGAGATAAGCACTAACCTCGCGGTCTATATTTGCATATTCCAAAGCGGCTGATACAAGACCAACACCGAAGATATTCATACCGATAATTTCTTCAGGACGCGAGGCGGGATGCAACTTCGCAAGGTGAATAACCTCTTTTTCCGGTATAGCTATATTGCCTTCTTGCGCTGACTGATAGACATACCCATCTATGAAGTTATTTTCCCCTTTGATGACTCGCATTCTTGTCGGATTAAGCACCCACATCTGCAAGGGGACTCGATAGCCGTTTGTCGGAGTCCATATAAACGCATTGCCATTAATCGATAGCCAATTTTCAATATAGCCAAAGACTTGCGAGCGTGTGAAATACGGATTCGGATTACTAAGTAATTCATTAGTCCAGTGACCGCGACCGAGTTCTTCTTTCTCATAGTTCTGCTCTTTGTACGCATCAAACTTGATACCACTCAAAGCATTCGCTCTATGCTGAAGGCAAGCAAAGACAGTACCTCGAAGAGAGGCGCTTAACTCATTACCGACTTGAGTCGCACCGATATTGCGAGTACCACCCGACCGAATATACGGTCTGTCGTTTCTTCGCGGTGCAACTGCGCTCGCGATTCTATCTCTAAGTTGGTCAAGTAGACTCATACATATATCTGGGGTGTTTTGCGAATAGCGTTGAAGGCATAACCCAACGCGTCAATAAAGTCATCATGCTTGTCTTGAGGAGTGCCTGTAAACGATAGCAGCTCCTCGGTAAATTCTGGATTGATATGAGGGACGTGATAGACAAGCCCTTGTTCATATCTCGCCTCGACTGGCTGAAAGCGAATAACCTTATCTCGATCCGCCCTCACACCTACGACATTCATCTTAGTATTTCTTTTCAGCTCCTGAACCATCCAAGCTTGAGCTTGATTTGATTCGACTGCAACTACTCTTGCATTCCATCTTTGCTCGGCTGACATGATCTTGCGTCCTATCTCTTGGAATTGCGCTCTAAAATGATCGGCTTCGACTACTACAACATCTCCATCTTTTGTCGTACCTATTACAACGATTGCCGTATAGTCTGCAGTCTCTTTCTGGCTAATTGCCAAATCCACTCCGATGTAATACGCCGTGCATTCTTGGCCATTTGTTGTGCGTAGCCATTCGCGCTTGATCTTAGCCGCTGATCTATCGACATATTCTGCAAGAAACTCTTGCGCGAAAACCAAGCTCGGTAATAGCTCTTTTTGTCTATCCACTTCGCTTATCTTGATTTGCCCGCCGTCGTATGTCGAATAGTGAAACGATTGCCAATCTTGCATCGTTTCGCTTAGCTGATCTAATTGCCAAAAGTGATTCTTACCTTTCGGCGTTGAGAAGAAATACGCATCTCCTTCATAATCTGCTAGCATCGGACTAAGTACAAAGTTCCAATCATCTTCAGCATTTGGGCAGTGTGCCCATTCATCGCAAATCACTCTATGAAACTTATTACCTCTTAAGCCATCTGCGCGGTAAATACCTTGCAAAACCAATGTACTACGGCCTAGTTTAATCTGGCCTTGTTTGTAAGTTGCGCCAAGCGGTGCAAAGAAATTTTGTGCCTCGGTTTCTCTTCCTGATAGCTCGGTGTATGAGGGCGCTGTATAGAGAACATACGACCCATCAATTTCAAGCATTTTCTCAAGGGCCAAAGCAAAAGCCAAATAAGACTTCCCAAAGCGACGGCCGCACCGAACAACATTAAAGCGCTTCCTATTCCGAAGTATCTCAAGCTGTTTATCATGCGGTTTTATCCTGATCACTGTGTCCATTTTGCGAACCCCACTCTATTATCATTTTGCCTTTCTCTGCTACTTGATTATTCAAGTGAGTCAGTAACTCCATTAGTAACTTCATGGCTGTAATATCTTCTTTCAGCAAGATCTTTTTATGAATCAGCATATCGATGATATCACCTGCTACAGTTTCTTTCGTCTTACCAGGTTTTGCAAGCTCTTCAGCTGCCATCTTTGCAAGGTCTTTCACATACACGATGCTACCCTTGGGCCTACCATTCCGATTGATACGCTCGGGCTTATCTCTGAAGCTATGTCCTTTAAGATTATCAGCGCCTGCCATAATAAACTCCAAGACCTAATCCAATACCAAGAGCACCAACTACCCAGCTCCAATTATTCTCAGTCACTACTTCATTTGGTAAAGTAATTACCTTAATTGAATCAGGGCGCGGGCGGTAAACTAAACTAAAATGACCCTTGCGATTAGCATAGGCAAAAGCCATATTGATTGTATCTTGAGTCGCTGTAATTACCGAGTCGCTTTGTGCGATAAATGCAGTATCACCGCAAGGAATTTCTACGGGCTTATCAATGAAGTACACTGTATCGCGATTGCGTATCATTACCGACTTTGTATGTACTGAGTCTCTAATCGTTACAGGGCGCTCAATAAGCTGAACTTGAGTAATTGTATCAGTTACTCTCTTTTGGCTTGTCTTGCCTATGTGAAGCCCCGAAACAAAGCCTATAATCAAGATCACTGCAAGAATAACCATCGCATTTAGTACATCATTGAATCTCATTGTACTACTCCGTTCTCAATCCATAAGTTATCTACAACGCCGTTTTCTTGCACGATTGCAAAACCGTGATTGCTATTTGAGTGAGGCATATATGATTGCTTTAATTTACAGAGGCATCCCGTTGTATAAGCTTTGTAGAATTTACCATCTAAGCTTCTTACCGAGCTGAATGAAGTCTTATGTACATGACCCATCACGACATTAGCCGCCGCTTTGAGGATCAAAGCGCGGGCGGGATTTACGCCGCCTGATACTTTCATCTCATGACCGTGGACTATGTAAGTATTCTCTATTCTCATAAATTGCGTAGACTCGACAAATCGTATTCCAAGATCATCAAGCTTAAGAAGTCTTCTAAAGTCAATCAAGCCAGCAAGAGCGTCTGCATTCTGCATTAAGTAGCGCTCTAATCGATCTTCATGATTGCCAATTTTAAAGTAGATATTCTGATCTTTAAATTCTGATCTCAAGCCTTCAAGAAATTGCTTTGCAAGCTCGATCTCATTTAAAAACTTTGGCGTATCAGCATGCTTAGGATGCCTTGAGATTTGAGCCGAGTCTAAGATATCGCCATTAAGTACGATATTCTCGACTCTATCTTGCTTTGCATATTGAATCGCTGCTATAAGCGCCGCCTTGTCATGAATACCTAAGTGAATATCAGAAAAGACCGCCGTCTTACCTTGAATACGCAAAGCAGGTAAAACCTCTTCGCGACCATCTTCAAAAGTATTCAGCCAATCGGGAACGGCATCGGGTTTTGTTTCTTCAGGGCTAGGCTCAAAGCCTTTACCTATCCGATAGTTAAGCACCGCCGTATATTCTTCATGGTTTAAGCGCGGTCTGTATTCACTCACTGCATGCTACCTAAAATGATAATTGCCGCCTCTTCTTCTGTTCCATCAATTGGAGTTTCAGTATTCCAAAGATTGCCATTTTCATCTATAAATTTCCACAGCAAAACTGGCACGCCGTCTTGATTTACGGTTTCTATATTTTGTTTGAAAGTTATAGTCATTATACAGCTCCTAAATCCCATATCCACAATTGACTATTTTTTAATACTTTGGAAGCAGTTGTAGAAGATGTTACTTGAGTCCATCTTAATTTTATTTGTGCAGTTGAATTTGGCGCTAAAGTTGCATATATAGGCGTTCCAGGCACAGGTATGTTAGCTCCGCCTGTGCTTATGTTTCCTAATCCATTAGTAGTAGTGCCATCACATAATGCAAAAGTACCATTAGGTGTTCTATAAAATCCTCTTGAGTTTCCTGTTACAGCCATAGATACACCTTGTGTTATAGATGTATCGCCTCTAGCCATTAATAAAAACCATGCTACTAAATAATTTCTTCCAGATGTAGGGGTAAAAAACAATTCATTATCATCTTGTAAAGTTGTAGAGCTAACTACACTTTCATCTGCACTCTTTACTATTACTTGATTAGGCGCGCCTAGCACGCTTAATGTAGTGCTTGCAAGACTTAATCCCGTGCCTATTGTAATCTCTTCTGTACTCCCCGCGCCTGAAGATGCACGCCCTAAAAGTCTAGAAGTTGCACTAACATTCTGCATCTTTGCATAGGTTACTACGCCGTTATCAATTGTCCATGTCGAACCCGAACCAGATACCGTAATATCGCCTTTATCACCATCTGCAATACTTGCCGAAGGTGAACCCCATGATACATTACCACTACCATCCGTAGATAAATACTGACCATTACTACCACCGCTAATCTTTAGCTTAGCAGTGGTAGTACTTATGTCATTTGTATTGTCTATCGTTTTACTAGATAGGGTTGTAGGCAATTGCCCGTTATTTAGCTTTGTTGTAGCCATTTATCACTTCATGTAATCTGCAATGAGTACATCACCTGATACAGGCGCAGTAGTCATTGTGATTGTATTTGTACTTATTGTGTAATCATTACCCGCGCCGCTCTTTTGACGTACGCCATTAAGATAAAGCTTCAAAGTCCCTGCAGTCGGAGTATTTGCCAAAGTAAAGGTAACATTTGAGCCGTTAATTGAACCGCTTGGAGTCTCTTCTGTTACAAAGTTAGAAGTACTAAGAGTTCCGCTGTTATCTGCTACATAAGTAACTGCAGTAGTACCTAAAGTACCGCCTGAATTTGATGTACAGAAATAACGGGCTTCGGCATTTGCCGTGCCTTGATCAATATAAACCAAAGTACCTACAAGTTCATCCCATGCATCCGAATCACTAGCTCTTGTCATTGCTGTGGAGCTTGTGTCGAATACATAAATCCCGTTCTGACTTTGTGTGCTTTGATCTTTTACTAAAACGCGATCGCCTGTAGTTAAAGATACGCCGTCAATTGTCGACGTTCCGGGATTGCTCAAAGTAATATCTGCAGTAGAGCCTGCTTTAACATTACGATAACGGTAAGCACTAGGCAAACCTGCAATAAGAGTATCTACATAACTTTTATTAGCAGCATCGCCTGAATCAGTCGGAGTTGCTACGGTAGTTAGCTTGTTATTACCCATAGATTGGTTACCTGTAAAGGCTACCGATCCATCTTTCTTTACGAAATTAGCACCGTCTGCTAACTTGCTACTCTCTATCCCAGCACCCGCTGCTACTTTGCTATTTGTTATTGCCCCGTCGCGTATTTGCCTCGAGGCGATTGTAGTTTCAGCCATTGTATTTATCCTAATTTATAGTTTACTCGAATATAATCACCAACAATAGGCGATACGCTTAAGTTTATTACAGTTGATCCGCTTGTCGTATAATCAACGCCTTCAGTCTGACTTACGCCGTTGACAAAGACTTGTACGGTTTCAGGTACGAAATTCTGCAAAGTAGTGAATGTCGCATTCGATCCATTCACCGCGCCCGTAGGAGTTTCTCCAATTACAAAAGATCCCGAAGCCGTTGTTACCGTCGCACCGACTTTTACGATGATCTCTTGAGGCATTGTGGTAATATCAATTCCACCGCCTGCAATACCTATATTGATTGCATCGGTCTTGGTAATGATCGTTACATTATCATTACTTAGACTCATGCAGTCACCGTGTCAAGTATCTCGACATCACCACCTAACCAGTACTTTGTATCGCCACCAGCCCAAGCAATCTTAACATCGTATATCAAGCCCTTTTGCGGAGTCAAAGGAGCGCTTGTAGCAGCCGGTAATGACAAAGTAAATTTACCATCAGTTGCAGGGGAGCTAATAGCAGCATTAAAGCTAAAAAGCGTCGTATTAGTAGACTTGACTTTGCATTGAGCCGTAATGGTCGCATTTGTCAAATCAATTGCAGATCCGGCTTGGTCATCAAGTTCTACAAGTACACTAAAAGTCTCGCCTCGGTAAATACCGATATTGAATCTATCTCTTCTCATGGCTTATCCGTAAATAACTTAGCAATGAAAGATCCTCCGACCGCGAGGCTCAAGAGCGCAACCGCCAAAGTTACATTATCGCGTAAATAGGCAAAACCGCAACCGGCAAT